AGTTCTCCATATCGTTTCTTACGCCCATAAGGAATGGTGTCACCATAACATATACATCCATACAGTTAGGATAGAACCATGATCCGAAATACTTATCCCCACATTGCTGGAATAAAGCCCGTAGGAAGCTGTTATCGAATCCAGCGTTGTTATACCCCACTAAATACATTTTATCCCTCTTATCGAACTTATTTACGTATTTGGATAATATACCAACTAACTGCCTGTATCCGTCTTCCATAGGCTGATAAGACTGCACTTGCTCCAAGGTAACGCCGGCCACGTCCAGCGCCTCCTGCTCTATCGTGGCGGCAGGGTTCGGGGCTAGGCGGATGTCGAACCTCTCTGCCTCCTGCCCGTCGATATCCACGATCCCTCCTATTTGGTGTATCCCGTTTCTCCAGAACTTAACACCGGTTGTCTCTAAATCGAAAAATAGTAATTTCATATCTATTGATTTTTAAAATGTTCCTTAACCTTCTCCAATGCCTAAACAATTAAACGCTAACCATCCACTTACAACTCCCATCGCAAAAATAAACAAAACCATAAGTGAGAACAGCGTCCAATCTTTTGTATTTAGTTTATTGCTCTCCTTCTTTGCTTTTATTTTTTCAAGAATATTCTTGTCAACATTGAAATCGAAATCAAATGTCGTATTATTAGCTATCTTCCCATCAATGTCTTTGTTATTAATAAATATCTGTCTCTTAACACTCATATCCCTAATATTTCTGCTACATAAACAAATCCATAACATATATAATTATCATCGTCATGCTCACCATAATCTTCATGCCAGATAACAGCGCATGGGAAATAGAGTGGCATATCCTCAGCCATAGGCTCCTCTCTAAAGTCATCAATGTTTATCTTCTCCCTCCACCTCCACAGGTCTTGGATATCGTTCAAGATCAATTTGTTCATAACAATCTGGTTTTTAATACTGATACAAAGATAGGATTTAAACAAAAATAAAAGCATGAATAATATTAAAATAATATTAATCATGCTTAAATATAAATATATCCCTTCTAGTTCTCACGGATATACGTATTCGTATTCATCTGGAGGAGATGTCTTATATTCAACATCGCACTCCATGTTGGTGTAATAGTTATCCCCTTTTCTGTATACTAACGCTACCCAACAGTCATATTTTTTGCTGTATCCTATAAGAGGGACATTGGCCATAGGCGGATTATCCCCCGTTTTGTATCTTATTCTTGTTACTTGTTTCATATTTTCATGGATATAAATATTCATATTCTTCCGGTGGATATGTTTCAAATTCAGCATCATACTTCATGCAGGTGTAGTACTTATCCCCTCTCTTGTACATTACTTCCCACGGACAGCTATATCTTTTGTTGTATCCTAGAAGAGGAACACCTTCTATAGGAGGCTTATCTTTCGTTTTGTACCTTAATTTTGTTATTTGCTTTATGCTCATATAATCTTATGTTTAAGTAATTCCATCATCATCGAAAACAATGTGTCTACAAGAAGTTTCTCGCTACTCCAATATATAGGAATCTCATCTATATCTCTATACGTTACAGACCATGCATGTTTTAGCTTAGGTGATTATATACCATTTTACACTAAAATTGTAAAATGATATATATCTATACGGAAATCCGTACCGGGTTCCACCAAAACCCTCTACCTTCTGGTAAGATACTTACATCGAAGGCTTCTTTTGCCGATTTTCTAATGATGTTAAATGCAGCGTTGATATCGGCGTTAATAATATTGCCGGAAGATGTCTTGAACAATCCTCGTTTGATACGTCTTCCGGCATATTCCTCATGCTTACAAATCTTCTCGTTATCCAAGAAACTACATTTCGAGGTATAGGATTCCTCAACGATCTTAACATTAATACCCTCAAGTGTAGCTTTATATGATATCATTGAGATAAACATATTAAAAGGAATAGATACAAAGTTCTGGTTGTTTCGTTTTCCGATATTGATCTCTTGTTTCCAACATCTGTTATGACCGATTACGATCGTATTAATGCCATTGGAGACTACGTGATTAATCAATACCCTACTAGCTTTATGAAGATAATCCTTGATCTTGTTATTCCTTTTGTTGGTTAACGACCTTATTCGCTTTGATATTTGTTTATTGCCTTTTAATTTAGATTTTAAATATGCTAATCTTTTATTATAATACTGGTTGATAGATTTTAGAGGCTTACCGTTGATGATAAAGCAAGAGCCGTTGTTAGAGACACAAGATGCAAGATTATTAAGCCCTAGGTCAATACCAAGGTAATTACCGTTATCAGACATAAGATCTTTCTCTTTCTTATTATACACAATCTCAAGCATAATATATCCATTCTTAGGGACGAACCTGAGTTGTTGAATATTTCGTTTGTTAGTTCTTGTAGTGAAGGAAAATTGTTTAGGTAACTTAATAATACCTTGCTTTATCCATTTCTGAGAAAAGGCTGTTGTTGGAAAAACAGCCATAAACATCCCGTCTTTATCAAGATACTTAGGTATTCTTACTTTCTCAGAATATTCACCTCTGTTTTTCTTGTTAAGAAGATTGAAGAAGGACTTGAAATTCTGATCGACCATCATCAATACCTGTTGGGCTACTGGTGATGGTAAGGCACGATAGTCAACGTCATCTTCTGTTCTTAACTTCTTTTCAAGAGAGTAGTAGTTGAGGTATTTGTATTTAACGGTATTATCATCCTTATATTGAAAGTAATGTTGTCTAACAACATACAATCCTTTGTTGTATAAGTTTTTACACTTATGCAACAGATCTTGAAGCTCATTGTAATATATTGAGCTTCGCTTGATTATATGTTGTTCGACCAATCTCATGACACAAATATATAAATTTTTATTTATATATAAAAATAATTCGGTATATTTGTGGTATAAAATTGTATATAATCACCTTAGCTTATAACATTCTAATGTACAACCCTCTATCTCATATGGGAGCAAATTCAGTAACGTACCTACATCCCAAACAGGATTGGATACATCAGGGGTAACGGCCTCGATCAACCCTATACGACCAGCGTCATCCTCCATAGAATGCAATGAGTCAAGGTACTTGTCTCTGAAGCCGATGGCGGTGGAGATAGGGAGGCCGGCCTCAACCAGCACTCTCCCCTGTTCTTTTGTGGTGAATATCCTTTCTTTCATCTAACCCTTGATCTTTTTCTCTACAGTAACAATCGTATCATTATGCCATCCCCCATGAGCCACTAGAAGAATCTCCTGCTGCTCGAAACCAAGCCCTGCCCCTATACCGCCGGAGTTCCACGCGCAGGTAATGACCACCCCGCCCTTCTTGGTAATCCTAGCTATCTCCTTCTTCTGTTTAGCCCAATAACTGGATTGTGTTGTTTGCATATTAACAGATTCTCCAAGCCTTTTATATGACTCGGACACCTGTCTAGCGGAATATGGTGGATCATATAGTACCATATCAGCTATATTATCATCAAGATGACACAAGAAGTCCGTGGCGTCTTTATGATACATAGCCTTAGTCTCAGGATCAAGATCGTTGGTTATCGTCCCTATATCGCTGTTTCTGGCGAATGGATCCACTATAACCATTCCGTCTTTTTTATATCTATCTATAAGTTCTCTTATCGGTTTTATGCTGAATGTCTCGCTGTTCGGCATCGACCATGTCTTGTTTATAATCATATCGTTGTAATAGTGTTTTAAATTCTACCTACACTCTATGCCTTTTAGCAAATGGGCTATCACATCCACCGTCCATCCGTTACCTGTTAAAGACATGGCCGTATTCGGGGCTATCCCATCAAGGTAATCATCCGGCAATGTCTGTAGCCTACACATCTCCACAGGAGTCAGGTATCTGAACTTATCTTTCAGGTCAAAGGCGTTCAGATATCTTCCGGGCGGTAATGATGATATCACGTTATCTTTCATGACTGTTGTAAGGCAATTACTTTTCTTAATAGAGGTAGTATTCTTGTCTTTTCTTACTTCCAGACATTGTATGATTTTCACGTTCTTGTCATAGTCCTTTCGGTGTCCGTTGCTATCTATTCTTCGACCAACGATAGTTGATATATAACGTCCTCTTATGGTCCCAGATTTCCATCCTTTATCATTCTCTAAAACATCATCTAACGATATATGTTTGTCTTTCGGCATTTCTACTGGCCAATTACACCAATAAAGACGATGCCGGGTCTGCGCCGATACCAAGGCGCTATCGATCTCCACCGGCTCTACGCCCAGCTCCTCCGTTATCACTCGGCGATGCTCGTCCCGCATCCGGACGTTCTCGCCCAAGAACAGGATCTTACCTTTGGTCTCCTTCTTTAAATGCTTTACAATGTCCGAGAAACAAAAGAAAAGCCTCCCACGAGCGTCCATAAACCCCTTACCCTTACCTGAGCTAGAGAAGCTCTGGCAACAGAACCCTCCCATGACCAGATCTATGTCTTTCCAAGAAATATCCCATATTCTCCAGTTATTAACATCTCCTAACCGGATGATATTAGGAAAATGTTTTTGGCTTACTTTTATGCATGTGTTATCTATCTCCGAGGCGTAATAAGCATCTATAGGTATGCCGGCTCTTTGCAACGCTAGATATCCACATGATATCCCGTCAAATAATGATAATACTTTCATATTATTTATCGTTTAGGTATAAAATTACCTTAATTGCGATATTACTCTAATAGCATAGAAGGAAACGATCTTTCTCTCGTCATTTGGATAAAACTCATTCTTTCTCGGAATTATATTGGGTGCTAGTCCAATAACTTGTAGTGCCTTCGTCTATATCCAATCCATCGATAAGAGACATGCATCTATTAATCTCATCTAAATTATTTATGATCTCCATCCATTCTCCCACTGATGCTAAATACCCCATTTGTCCATTCTTGAATTGAGTAACAGTGCATTCATAAGCGGCACTAGCATGCGTATATTCCGCGATACTTTGTGTGTTTTGAAATCCATTAAAATCTTTTTTGGCTTCATTACTTGATGTTATCGTAGTTACTCCCTGGATCAATCCAGTCGTATTAGACCAGCTTCGATTCTTAAGCTCAATACCTGAAATAACGAAGCTGCTGTTGTCGCTTATCAAAGCCACTCCTACGGCGTCGTTTCTCCACGAATAATTCCATTTATCACTAGTATATAACTTGCCATTGGTGTGTAAGATATATATACCGTTTGAAACGGTTTGACCGCCTATCATCCTTCTTCTCATATTCTTCTACCTTATTGATGTATGTTTATAATTCTAAGTTTATCATATTCTTCAGTAAGAATCCCATGATCAAACAATTTGTTAACGTCTATTTCAAAGTCCCTATATTTGTCAGTTATATTGTTATCAGTCCACATGTTCAATATCCCCTTATCATCCAACTGCATATGGATAAAGCCTTTTGTCACCTTCTTTCCGGCTTTAAGAGCCTCTACGTCTTTATCGGTAATCTTTTTCATGCTTTCAACATTTTATCGATACAAGTGAACTACTCACGCCTAAAGGCATGAGCTTCGGAGGCTGATGCCTCCTCTCTTTTCCTGTTTCTTCCTGCCATTGCTTTTTAGGACACGAGGTCTGTCATCCACAAGAGGACAGTCCACAGGCTTGACTTTCCCACGCTCCGTGGGTAGGGCTTTCAAGCCAAATTCTTTTATGTTGCAAGCGGCATTTAAGTCCCGGTCGTGATGCGTGCCACATTCCGGACAGGTCCAACTGCGCTCGCTCAATTTCAATCCTTTATACACATAGCCACATTTGCCGCAGGTCTTCGAACTCGGAGCAAATCGGTCTATCTTTATGAGGTTCACACCATACCACCTGCACTTGTATTCAAGAAAGGTCATAAACATTCCAAAAGATGCATCCCCAATCGCCTGAGCTAGATTGTGATTACCCATCATACCCTTCACATTCAAATCCTCCATGCAGATAGTACGCACTTGGCTGTCGTGCGTGAGTGCGTGGGTGATTTTATGAAGGTTGTCCCTACGTCTGTTGGCTATGTGTTCCTGTAATTTGGCAACCTTAATATGCTCCCTGTTACGGTTGGATGATCCCTTCTGTTTGCGGCTCAACCGCTTTTGCAAAAACTTCAAGCGATCAAGGCTTCTCTTAAAGTTTTTGGGATTGTCAAACGTGCGTCCATCAGAACATACGGCAAGCGACTTGATGCCTAAATCAATACCTAAAGCCGTATCTCCCTGTATCGCTGAAGCCGAAAGTTCATGGATAGCCGTATCAACTAACACGGAAGCAAAGTATTTGCCCGAAGATGTCATACTAATTGTTACGGTCTTTATCGTGCCTTTGAACTTGCGACGCAGTACGGCAGGAATGTCTTTCGCCTTGGGTATGGAAATGGTTCCATTGACAAAGTCCACGTTGCAATGCTGCGGACACTGGAAACTTTGCTGCTCTTCCGGCTCTTGAATTTCGGGAAACCTACCGCATGAGTGTCACGGAAAAAGTTCTTGTAGGCAGTATCAAGGTTGCGGATGGAGTTCAGGAGGGCTTGTGAATTTACCTCTGTCAGCCATTGATTCCCCTTCTTCAGTTCGTTCACCATCCGGTCTTGAACTTCCTTGTAAGTTACATACTTCTTATCCTGCTTGTAGGCTTCAATCTTCAGGTTGAGTGCCCAGTTATAGACAAAGCGGCAGCATCCGAAAGTCTTGGCAAACAAGACCTTTTGTTCATCAGTCGGATAGATTCTATATTTATAGGCTCTCAACATGGTGTATTCATTTGATTTTCAATACTTGAAGATACGAAAATTTATCTAAATATACAAGTGTTCAGTTGATAATAAACTAAATAAACCTAAATATTCTTCATCCTCCAATCTTTTCCCTATCGTTTCTTCCAAAGAACGCTCCGACAAGTTCCGCTCCAATACTTCGATATCACCCCTCCCCGCCTAAAGTCAGGGAAATTCACGCTTAATCCTTAAATTCATCTTTCATCCTGATCTTTATGCCCCCATATGATAATTCCTTATGAGCTGTGACAAAATAATCAACCGCATCTTCATCTAATAAACTATGCGGACACCTTTCCCATACAGGACTTTGATCTAGATGATCCCATGTAGCTACAAGTAACTTATTCTTGTCATTATCAATGGCTATTTTATATGTCCCTATAGTGGCCTTACGTTTAATGATCGCTCCATTTAACATCTGCTTCTTAGCCCAGCTCCATGAACCTCTCAGCCCAAATGTTCTTATAACCCAGTCATTTATCTTCTTCATTTCAAGTTATTTGTTAAAATAGTAATATAAATATAAATACATAAATTGGATAGGGCTATTCACCATACCCTTATCAGTAGGCTCGTCATACTTGTCAATCCAAAGACGAAGCGCTTCCCAATCGATATCCTTATGGTCACAGACCATGCAGGCTAGGTTAGCCCCGAACAGATCCCCTCCGCCACGTAAAGACTCGTTAAATCTCTTGGCTAGCCTTTTCTTGAATCCTTTATTGTACCAAATACCGGAGGTAGCGGCATAACAATAATAAGCGTTGTATTTCATTTTCACACCCATCTTCTCAAATAAAGGCGTATGCCATATCCGGTCAAGGAAGAATACTATTCCACGATAGATAAAGGTTCGGAGATTCTTCCTGTATTTCTTCCCTAAGAAGTTATCTACGCAAGATATAGTCCCGCCTGAATAGTACCAGTTATTGGCACCTCTCTTGACCTTATCCGTCATCTTGAACTTATTTTTCCTATCCTCTACCCTATCCCAAGGCTTTAATTTATCCTCGTTAAATGTTGGACAATAATGATAGTAATGATTGATCCATGAAAGGTATGGGTTGTATATCGTGTATCCATTATCGCTGACATATGAGTTCATATCATACCCAAGTTCCTTGGCTAGAATAGATCCCTCATCAGCTAATACCTTCAATATCGGGTTTAAGTTCCATATCTGGTCTTGACTGACGAACATCGAGTAGCATGGATCCTCATCCTCACCATACCATCCTCCCATACCGCTCACTATTTTATCCAAATCAAGTGAATAATCTTTCCCGGATAAAAAATCATCTCTAAGAAAAAAACCTCTATATGGGATCATGTCATATACACCCGGTTGATCCTCAAACATATGTTTAGCGTTCTCGGTCAATCTGATCAATGTTTGCAAGGCAGAAGATATATCTATGGGCGCATATTCACACCCATAGACCTTATTATTTATCCAAAGATATTGAAGAAGCTCGGCTATATTAATAGTCCCGTCCTCCACATATCCTGTCTTGTTATCGAAGTTTATTTTGGCTAGAGGTATATTACTTCCTTGTGGTTGGTCACTTTTTTCATTACAACAATGCACGAACCTGTCAAAGAATATATCTTTCCAACCAAAATATTTATCCCTTATCGTCATAAGCCTATTTCTTGTCGTATAACGACATGACGTTAATAAGATCAGCTTTTCTGGCCATCCCTTCAAGTTTATTAAAGCCATCCATGTTATCTCCACTGACGATGATAGTAGGATATACCTCTATACCGTACTTGGATATCTCCTCCTCCGCGGCCTTGTTCTCCGGAATCTGGTTTAACGTGACCTCACCCTCATACTCCTGTAATGTGTTGGCGATAATATATCGCATGTAATCGCTGTACTCAGCGTCTTTCTTCGTGAAAAAATCAATTCTTACCATTTTTAAATAGTTTTTAATCTGTTAATAATTAAATCAGCAGTAAATATAGCATTATCTACCTCATCTATACACATCTTCCTTCCATCGAAATCGTTAGATAATAAATCCTTAACAATCTGATATCTACGATGCTCCCAATTTACGTTTACATCAAAATTCAGATTCTTTACATAATCATAATTTAATTCATTATAACTGTAACTGAGATACTTAACTATCGGGAATAGGCTATCATCAATAGTGCGCTTGATTACATTAACGTATTTACCCGTTCTTTTGTCGATAGCTCTTAATCCCTCATCTACTACTCTTTTTACTCTTTTTCCTGACTCTTCCATTCTATAAGCCCTTTGTTATGTTTATCGTAATATAATAACGCTATGGCGTTCCAACAAATTTGTGCCAAATGCATCAGCCCTGTCTCCTTATCATATCTCTCGCCTTTCATGTACGCCGTCATATGGCGAAGTAAAGCCGCTCTATATCTCTCAAATCCATCAGGTATATTCTGCCATGAATTGTCGGCGTATTTCTTAGCCCCCTCCGTATATACCCTCACGATATCCTCTATCTCAGCCAAAGGAAGGAGATCCCACCGAAGCTTGCCGTCGGCCCGGTCGTCCTTGCCGCTGCCGTCTTTCCCTACAAGCGGTCCGCTTTCCACCACCGCGTCTCCTATTTTTGGCTTCCCGAAATTCATCGCCTCATCTGCCGTCTCATCATCAATAAGCCTTAACTTGATAGCCCTGCTTAACGAGACAACCATCTCCTCATCAACCCAAATAAATTTATATGTCTCATCAAATAACGGTTCTATTTTCATTATCCCCGTATTGTCGGCGGTTTCAAGTACCTCAAATACCTCACCATCATAAACAACCTTGTCGTATTTGCTAAATTCCTCTTTCATTTCAAACTCCTTTTTGTTTTATTAATAAAATTCACTAAGATCCCTGCATTCCGGTGTCTCTCCTGTCATAGAATAAAGCTCACCAGATGATAGATATACGCAATGCGAGGTCTTCCCGTCTCTCCACTCGCTTTGCTTCGTAATTCCGCAAATAGCGCAGCGTTGGATCCCCGGCCCCGCCTTTACCCACGAGTGCCGTACGTTTTTCTTTCTTGTCCTGTTGGTGTCGTCAAGTTTTCTCATGATCAATCCTCCAAAGCCGTTACAATTTTATCTTTCCCGATAATAGCCTCATTCCCGCTCCTTACATCAAAGCATCTCCCTTCATCTGCCTCCTTGAAATAAAGAACGCCATTGTACTCGAATAAACCGAATCCGTAATCGTCTAGCTTCATTTCATTAAGTTTCTTGAATTTATACACGTTTTTCATATTCTCCATATTATATTGCATTATTGGAAATATCATTATGATACTTATGCCTATTACAAGCAATCCTGTGTAAAACTTTTGTGAATCATATTTTTCCCATCCCTCCATCATCATGGCAAAGGAGATTACTATTATTATAATAATAGATATCAACCCTACCATATCACATCCTCCTTTCTTTCAAAAATCCCATCATATCCTCCACGCTAAGCTGGAAGCCGGCAGCCGCCTTATGGCCTCCTCCACCGGGGTTGGCCTTGCGTGCCAGCGCCGAGACATCCACCTCCTCCTTGGTGGTATAGAACGAGCATCTGAAGAATCTACCGTTCCAGCAAAATGGCATCATCAAATCATGTTTTCTAGGATCGTACATAGACTCGAATGTGGTGGAGTTAAACTCCGTAGTATTCATACATATCGCCTTGTATCCAAATATATCTGCCTCGAATGAGAACATCTTCATTTCTCCTCTGTTTTTCTCGATGATATATTCTATTATGGCCTCGCCATTTCTTATCATATCAGAAACAAACTCGCCATTCGCCTTGTTTAGCACCTCCCTGACCATGTCAACGTCAAGCCCGCAATACCCTCTCATCCCATATTGGAATGAAAGAACGTCACTCCATTCGAAGCGATCATGATCCCATACATCATAAGCGCTCAATAATTTTACCACGTCAGGGGTTTCGATATCATCGAAAAGATATTCCCACGTAAGCTCACAAGCCGCCGTTCCGATACGTCTCTTGCCCTTTACCTCGTAATCCCTCATATCGTCTATGGCGGTCTTATGATGGTCTATCCATACGACATCTATACCTTTCTCTTTCCACTCATCGAAAAGGAATCTTGTTCTGTTTCCAAATGACACGTCAACTGCAAACACCTTATCATATTTATTCACGTCAGGTATTTCCTTGCCGTAATTGTAAGGAAGAAGATCAATGTTCCCTTTGAAATACTTTTTTACTATAGCCGCTGACATTACTCCGTCAAGATCAGCCTCATGATATATACATCCTGTCATAATCTGTTGTTTTTGATTAAAAAATCTATGTATTCTTTTATATCCTTGTTCCTGTCATTATCCCAGTCAAATGTCTCGTTTATGAATTTGAAATACGATACTGGAATCGAATGAAACATCCATCCACAATACTTGCCGAATGTCATCACCGTAGATCCAAGGGGATGATCCGGCCTTCCGGGAACAGGGGCGGCGGTTACGCCCTGCGCCAGCCCCCTCCTACGATCTTTCTTGGCTGCTTTGATATCCAGATCTGTTTTCGTTACCTTATCCCCCATCGGGATATTAGTTATTAGCTTATCGCCGATAAACATTCCCCATCCATACCCCTTGTAGTTCTCTATACTAAGTTTCCTTATATCACCGAACCTTGACGAGTTGTTACAACAATCAACGACCAAAGCACTATCCTTTCCGTCTTTTATACGGACTGCCCTTCCAAGCCACTGATAAAACGATGAGAATGAGAATGTCGGTCTCCCTACTATCACGCAATCCAGACCCGGATGATCGAATCCCGTACCGAGGGCGGAATAGTTGAACACTACCTTCGTCTTACCTGACTTGAACCCCTCGACTATAGCCTCCCGCTGTTTCTTTGGCGTGCCTCCGTGAACCACTTCCGCCATGCCAGCGCATATCTTGGCGTTCATCCATTCGGCGGCAGTATTACAGCTCTCAACAGAATCCATAAATACCAGTATAGATCTGCATACGTCTTTTAATACCATCAACCGACGTAAAATAAGGTTGTTTAAGCCGTTTTTTCTCACCGCCTCACTAATAGACTCGGCCGTATATTCGGAGCCGTTAGAATTAAGTTTAAGGGCATCTCCATTGAAATCCCATGTCTCATATTTAAGAGGTGTCCAAAATCCTTGCCTTATCATCTCCTCTACCTGTATCACGTGAATCAGGTTCTTGAAATATACCGGTCTCATACGAGTGATGAAATTAAGCTGGGAATATGACACCTGCCCTATCGACATCGTTTTAAGCCTGCATGGTGTAGCGGTAAACCCTATCACCTTTTTCGGTTTCAGTTCATTCATGAATGTCATGAACTCACTGCCGTCCTCCGGGCTATACCCGGCATGAGCCTCATCTATCAACACGTTCCTGATCCCCATCTCCTTAAGCTGACCAACAACCTTCTTGATAGACCCTAACGTGGCGTATATCATGTTAGACAGTTCTTTCTTTCCACAGGAAGCGGAGTAGATGGTAGCCGGTATGCCATACGACGTTATCTTGTCGTGGTTCTGTTGCAGCAATTCTTTTGATGGTTGTAAAATCAGCGTCTTATCTCCCATCAATCTAGCCGCCTCTGCTATCAGCAGTGACTTACCGCAACCTACCGGCCCTACGATTAATACCGGATCGCTCCTATCAGAGTTTATGTAATCGGAGATACTTTTAACACACTCCTCTTGATATGGTCTTAATTTGTAAATCATTTGGATTTGTAGTTATCAAAAACGTCTTTTACGTACTCTAGTCTTATAGGGCATTCCCGACCATCATCCATCTTCACCATCAAAGTCTCTTTGGTCTTGCTTATGGCTATCACCTCTCCTACTCCTATCTGGGTATGGACTATATCGCCTAGCTTTATATTACATTTGATCATGGTCAAGCTTTTTATTAAATTCCTCTATCTTGCTCCTGTCTGTCTCCTTGGTCATCTTAGCCTCTTCCTTAAACATATCATACCCTTCCCGGATATTGTCGCCAACCATATTCTCTATCATCTCCCTTAGCTCATCGCTTCTTACGGCAAAAGATATCTGGAATGATTTACTTGTGCCTTTCATCAGGTAATCAATCTCCTTCTTACATTCTGTCATTAACCGATCCAGATTATCGAACTTAACGAACTTGGAGTTGCCATTGGCTTTTCTTACCCCATCCTTGAAATCCTCCAATATCCCGTTAAATACATCCGCCATACACATCATGGAATGTAGCCATACCAGCATATTGAATTTATATTCATTATCAGCATTATTCATCAAGCCTATCAAAGACTCACTTTTTGTCAACATGATTTTAGATTCTCGATCTACGATATCCTTTATCTCTTGCCGGTATCTCATGGCTCCAACGAAATCCATTTTAGAATAACATTCATTTGATTTCTCTACCAATTTCCTGATATCCTTTCTAGACATCAGAAGATCTAATATCTGTTTTTCTTTTTCACTTTTGTACATAATTAGCTCTTTTAGTGATACAAATATAATTAAAGCCTAGATATTTACCTAGGCTTTTTAATAAAGTTAATCTTTTTTATTCTTTCTTTTTGACTCATCCCAATCCGATGAGTACCTGCATGTCCCTTGTTTGTGGATCGAGAAATCGCACCAAAAACACAAGGGCTTGGGGCGGGGTTCAAGGCAGGCCGGCTGGCGTCCCATGAGGTAGCGCTTCTCGTACTTATACCCCTGTTTGGCGTCGTCCCAAACGTGAGCTTGATAGCTATCTATTTTATTTGTCTCGAAATCATACATGTCAAGGAGAATATCGTTAAGTTCCTTGACCGATCTCTCTACTTTCTCCTTATCTACCTTCACGTTCTGATTGTCCAGCATGCGGGTAAAGAAATAGCTGCACATATCCGGCAATACCTTGTACTTTCTCAGTATGTAGAAGGCGTATATCGGATGCTGGAGATTGTGAAGCAGCTTATCCTCATCGAATAACTTTCTCCCGGACTTCCAGTCTATCGTATACATAGCTATCCTGTCTTTTGTCTTATACTCTCCACGCCAGTCCACCGATCCTATGATATGTACCTTATCGTACGTCACGCCATCCAAGGTAAGTGGCTTGGGTAGCTTATAGGGCAGGACGAAGCTCTCCTCCACGCCGGCCGGTCTCGACCCCCGGACCACCTTCTCCATTGGCGTAAGATTGGACCATGCCTTCTTATAATTGCCAGCAGCATCCTTCTCAAACAACCCCACAATCCATCTTATTAGCCTAGCCGCATGTTGCATAGACTCGATCTGGGATTTTACGCTATCAAAAGGGATCTGTTCTATATCGGCGTAGTAATTGAAAGCCTTACTCATATCCTCATAAGAAGGTCTGCATCCGTTCTTGAAGAAATACTCCATTGTCTGGTGGATAACCGTACCATATGACGTAGCTTCGTGC